AAATTTTCACTTAGATTTTCATTTAGATTTTCATTTAGATTTTCATTTAGATTTTCATTTAGATTTTCATTTAGATTTTCATTTAGATTTTCATTTAGATTTTCATTTAGATTTTCATTTAGATTTTCACTTAGATTTTCACTTAGATTTTCACTTAGATTTTCATTTAGATTTTCATTTAGATTTTCATTTAGATTTTCATTTAGATTTTCATTTAGATTTTCATTATACGTGTCTGGTTTATCTCTTTTTGTAATTTTCTTAATACTTTTCGGAATTCCTTTATATTCAAAATTTATATATATGGTTTCTACATTAGGATATATTTCAAATTCTATCATGTCATGTTCAATATCCGTAATTTGTCCCGTTACTATTTCAGACATACCTGTAAAGTGTATGTCTAACCAATCATATATATTCAGGTTATTTTGGAGTACAAATCCCTTTTCTCTTTTTCGTTGCAATAAGTATATTTTCTTAATCGCTTTATCTACTAGCTCAGAATTATCAACTTTTAAAATGACAGGATCCTCAGTAGTTTGATTCACGATTTCAATAAAATTATTGTCTATGTATTGAATTTTAAATATTTGTTTATTCAAATATTCTTCATTTGATTCAATCAATATTAAATCACCTAATTCCAATTGAGCCATATTAACATAAACACATATAACATTTTTACATATAAATATACAAAATATATAACATATATGTAAAATTTGATTACTTGTTTATGACTGTAGCATTCCCAATTTCGTTTAATATCTTGCTTCTTAATCTATTTCCTTGTTCTTGATACATAGTGGTGATTTCTTTTGTTATAACGTTTAATGTATCTTCTAGTTCGTCCTCGTTTGGATTTGTCTTTTTCCATTCTACTACTTTTCGCAATTGTTCGTGATTAAACGTATTGATTGCTGTGTTCAACTCTTCACAAGTTTGATCTTTATCCCAAGCGTCATTATTCTTTACATAAAAACATTTACGTTTTAAATCAGTACAATGTATTGGTCGTTTTTCTTGAGCTAACTCAGACAATGATTTCACTAGACTATCTTTAATTCCTTGTAAATATCCATGTTCTTTAATATATTGCAAATCACTAAATGTAACATTTAAATTATTTATGAATTCAGATAAATTAAATGCATCTTTACAGTCTGTGTTTAAAAAATTTATTATATTGAAATTCTTATTGCATGTAATTGTTTGTGTATTATTAATAATCTTTGGTACATTTGCCATTTCTACTAATTTATTTTGCAATTCTCTATTTTCGTTCATTAACTGATACACAATATCTTTGAAATCACTAGTGTCATTTTCTGTATTATTGTTTTTACTTACCATATTCATGTTTATATCTCCACATTTTTTCTTATGTCTAGACAATCCTGACGTATACTTGTAAATTTTTGAACATTCAGAACATTTATAACCATTATATGGACGTGTTTTTTCAATGTGCTTTATAGTATTACAATGTTTGTTATAATTTTGTGAATAATATGTTGTGTAATTACATGGTTTACATTCATATTTCATGTTACTATTAATATTGTTATTCATGTATTTAATATAATGTCAACATTACATATTTCCATTTTATTTAAAAATGATTTAAATAAATTAAAAGAATATTTTCAAAAATAAAGAGCATTATGAATAAGAAAACATACAATGATTTTTCTTCATGTTCTTATCACCTCACAAATTATTTTACAAAACCAGAAAAACAAAGACACGGTATTTTCTTCACGCCTCCAAGAACCATTCAAAAGATGATAGGTTTGTTAGACTCGTATAACCTACATATAAAAACGGTATTAGAACCGTCGTGTGGTTCATGTGAATTTATTATTCAATTACTTGAAAAATACCCAGATGTAAGTATTAAAGGTATTGAAATAAATTCAACTATTTTTAACTCAATCAAAAAATTTTCACAAAATAATTGTCATATTGATCATTGTGATTTTGTTACACACTCATTCAATCACAAGTTTGATTTAATCATTGGAAACCCACCATACTTTGTCATGAAAAAAAATGAAATAGATAAAGATTATTTCAATTTCTTTGAAGGTAGACCAAATATATTTGTACTGTTTATAGTAAAATCATTGAAATTGCTAAATCCAAATGGCATCATGAGTTTTATCTTGCCTAGAAACTTTTTAAATTGTTTGTATTACGATAAACTACGAAATTATATATATAACAATTTCACTATTTTGCATATTGAAAATTGCTCAGACAATTATATTGATACAAAACAAGATACAATTATATTTATTATACAAAATATAAATGACAACCACAATCTAAATAAGAAATTCACTTTATCCATACACTCTTTTACTATTTTTGGAGACATATGTGCAATACAGAAATTAAAAGATTTATATGTAGATTCAACTACTTTGAACAATTTTGGGTTTTCTGTGCATGTAGGAAATGTTGTGTGGAATCAATGCAAAGATATTTTATCAGATAATCCTTTACATACATTACTTATTTATAGTTCAGATATTAAAAACAATACATTACAACCACTAAAATATGCTGATCCAGAAAAGAAAAATTACATTAAAAGAAGTGGAAATACTGAGCCGGTTCTTCTTATAAATAGAGGGTATGGTGTGGGAAATTACAAATTTGCGTATTGTTTGTTACGTGGTGGGTTTAATTATTTGGTTGAAAATCATTTGATTTATATTACACACACTAAACATTTGGAAAAAACCGAGTTGATTCTTAAATACAATATGATCATCAATTCATTACAAAACGCAAAAACACATGAATTTATAAAGTTATATTTTGGAAATAATGCGATTAATACGACAGAACTATGTAATATACTTCCAATTTATGTATGAGAAGCCAGAACGCAAAACAATTACAAAGATTTATTCATAATTTTAGTTGATCGATTATTGGTTCATATACTATTTGTATTTTATTTTTTACAATTAATAGCTATACAAGTAAATATACGTCCAATTAGAGTAAAAATGCCTAAAATCTGAATGTATATTATTTGATTCTCAACTCGAATATGATTCCGTGGAAATATAGCATAATCGTTTATTATAGTATCACATGTATAATTAGTTGCATTAGAAGGTAAACATCCATAAGTTGTTTCAAACAAAATATCAATATTATTTTGTGTCAATGTTTGCGGAAGCACTGTCATTTCTTCAACAGACATAATATTTACACCATAATTTAAAAGGCACATGTAATATACCGGTTGAACATACTGATAAATATCACTAACTGGAATAACTAATCCACATAATAAACATTGTGGCAAAAAATATACACAAAAAGCAATGTGTTCACCATAAGATAATATCGAACATGTTAACATGACAAACGTTGTAACCGATAAAATTATCGTACTAAATTCTACCAATAAATTCAAAAACTTTCCATATAATCCTATCAAACCAAAATTAATTCCTAATATGATGGATACGTATAAAAACACTTTTATAATTTCCGTAAATGTTTTTGAAATAATATACCTTACAGCAGAATACATATACTTTTCTTGTTTATACAACATAAAATCATAACGGTATGTATTAATCGAAAAATACGTTAGTAACAACGTATTTGTTATTAAAACTGTATTGATAATACTAAACCTAGATTCAGACCAATATTCAATATTGTAATTATTATTCCAATACACTGTGTTTTGAAAAGTAACCCCTAATAATATATTACACACTAAAATTACACCTAATTCAAATATCCACAAACGATCATTTCGACAAACATGCTTTATTTCCCTACACTGCAAATGTAACATTTCATTACATACAAACTTTTGAGATTCTACAGGTTGACGAAATTCATACATTTGTTGGTAGTAATTCACCAATGTTTTGTAAGCATACACATTGTTGTTAATTGTACTTGTTTTCCATGTTTCATCAAATAATATTTTAATGTGTGGATTTTGAACGATGTACATAAAATATTGAATTATATCGTCTTCTGATTTACATGGACAGCCTATATCATACAAATATGTGCTTACAAAATTTACTTTACCTGAATATACAACATGACTTTTCGAAATTATTGTTACATCATCAAATTGTTGGAGGATCTGATTATTAACTAAATCCATAGAAATAACGATTGTTTTATTGTCTAAAATGCGTTTTATGGTATTTAGAAAATATGAAGTTTCATACACATTCATATACAACGTAGGATTTTCGAGTAAAATAATATCATAATTATAAATTAGTCTCACCCCTAACTCAATTAATTTTTCATTTAATGCTGAATATGACCTCGAAATTAATGTCCCATGGTATTTATCATGGTCATTTATCTTTAATTTCAAGATTATATATTTTACCAACGCATGTTGATCCTTTTTAGATTTCAAATTATGATAACGAAGTGAACACGCTAATAATAGTTTCTCGTATGGAGTAATAGTCCGATACGAATAATCTGATTCAGAAATATATCCTATTTTTTCAGAATATGAAGTTGTATCTACACATATATCATTAAATTTGACATTACCCGTATAGTGCAATTTTCCAGCCAATACCTGCAATAATTTGTTGTGGCTACTATTTCGTGTAGTGTCATTAACGTCTAATGATACTATTAAAGATAATCGATTCGCAAGAAATTTTGTGTTGATGTTATGTACATTGTATATACCTGTATGTTTATTAGATATATGATCTAATTCAATATCTGTTACGCTATAACCGTCCATAAATATATGTACACGGTGTTAATATTTATATTTTATTTACAATCATTTTTTATTGAATGAGCTTTTATAATCATATTTAAAAATTCCTCCGATTTTGTCTCTATAGAAAGATCATATATTTCTTTTGTCGTCATATATTTTGCACCTACTAAAATTTTATAATCCGGATTAGCTGTAGCGTACATTGACGCCTGTGTTTGCTTCTCATGATTGGTATTGTTATATTCATTCAAATCTTCACAATGATTCCAGTTCATATGTATACAATTATTATATTTATAGGTTTAATTTAGTTTCAAAACTAAATATATTGAAGTAAAAATTTACCAAACAATTGAAACAAAATACTCTTTTTGAATCAAAAACTTATTAAACAGTTGAATCAAAAATACGAAATATTGTGGTAAAAACTTACCAATTTTTTGGTATGCGATTTTTGGGCAAAATAAAAAAAAGTTGACAGCATAATTTTCATGTTCCAAAAAAAAACGCTTACTGTAATGGTGGTTGAATACTTTTGAATACTTTTTGTTATCATTATTACCATCGTGTTTTTATCGTCTGTTTTTTTTTTCAATTTGAGGTCAAAATTGTTTACACAATGTTGTAAAAATCGATTTTTAAGTGTTTCCATTGAATACTTTTGAATACTTTTTGTTATCATTTTTACCATCTTTTTTCGAGTTTTCGAAAAATGCCATTTTTTTCTTATGGTAAGGTTTTTTTTAGTAGTTGAAAGTTTTATGACGTAAACAGTGTAAACCGATTTTTCGCTTTTTTCGCAAAAGTTTTTTGAGATTTTAAAAAATGGACATTTTTGAGGATGTCCATTTTTCAAAATCGAAATTCAAATTTGAAAAAAAAAAAAAAAGTTGCAGACCAAAAAATTGATAAGTTTTTGTTTTAAGTTTATAGGATATCTTGAAATACTTCGATTTGTTTTGGGGTTAGTTCACCTGGATATTCTACATTAAATTCGATAATTAATTGCCCTATTGTATTATTTCTATACATACCTAATTTAGGAATATACTTTTTGAAGCCAGGGTAAATTATTTTTCCTGCGTTATTGTTGATATTATATTTCTTATTGTCGATATGATCGATAATAAAACTAAATCCACAAAGAGACTCTTTAAAAGATATTGTCTTTTTAAGATGTAAGTCCATACCTTTTCTCGTAAAATTTGTACTATTTGAAACGTGAATCTTAACATGAATGTCCCCTTTCATATTATGTTGAACGTGTCCTTTTTCTTGTAACACTACAATTTCATCATTATCAGCTCCTTTCGGAATAGGTATATAAAAAGCTTCTTCTTCTACCCTAGTTTTTCCGTGTTCGTGTATCTGACGTCTTATTTTGATTCTTTTATTAGTTCCAGTGAACGATTCTTGTAACGTAATATTAAGAACCTGTTGAATAGGTTGTGGCTTTGTAAATACTGGCCTACCGTTTTGAAAAATTCTAATATTTGGTCCACCACCAGAAGTGAATACATGTTCAAATCCACCACCACCACCACCGAACATCATATTAAATATGTCATTATGGTTCATTCCACCTCCTCCAAACATATGACCTTTACCAAATTGTTCTTCGTGATCGTATTGTCTTCGTTTTTGTGCGTCGCTCAAAATATCGTACGCATTACTTATTTCTTTATATTTCTCTGCGTTTCCATTTGGTTTGTCAGGGTGATGTTGCATTGATAATTTGCGAAACGCCTTTTTAATGTCAATATCAGACGCATTTTTTTCAACACCTAAGGTTGCATATAACGACATAATAGTTATAAATACTTAAACATTATAATACTTAAATTATTTAAATACAAATAATATTTTATGAATTTTATCGAATCATTTCATAAATATCATTCAATTCGACAATATTTCAAACCCCAAAAAATAAACGATTTATGTGTTTCTCAAAATACTCAGGCACATTTGTACAATATTGTGAATTCAAATTCATTTCATGTTTTATTTTATGGAGACAAAGATTCGGGAAAAACCAGTATCCTGAATTGTATATTACATGAATATTATACTCAGTATTCTCACGAAGAAGTCATGTTTATACAAGGATTAAAAGAACATAGCTTAACTGTGATTAAACAGAATATTTATTCGTTTTGTCTATTTCCATTGGGTAAAAAAAAAAGAACAATTGTAATTGACGACGTTGATCTGTTAAATACGAATGGGTATGATATTATTTTGCACTGTCTAGATAATCATAAGGATAATATAAACCTTATGATTACTTGTACTGACAAATACAAACTGTCAAATCAGTTACTGAGTCGATTCGAAATGATTCCCACAAAATACGATAGAACTAAATTTTCTGAAATATATCAGAAAATAATTCAAAATATGCCTATAAAACTAGAAATTGATTGCCACTCAGTCTTAATGACACAATCAAATTACTCTTTCAGAGTATTGTTTTCTCTTTTAGACAAATTGCTTTATGTGGGTAAATCCACGTATGATAAAAAATATGTGCGAGAAATTTGCGGAGTTGTAGATGACGAAGTATTTGAAAGATATACAAATTATTGGAAATCTAAAAATATTACAAAAGCTAATGAACAACTTGAAATTTTTGTTGAAAAAGGATATACTGTGATAGATATATTGGAATTGTATTTTGTTTTTATAAAGCAACAAAAGAATATTAATCAAGACTTACTATTACAAATAATTGCTTGTATTAGTGAATACATCACATATTTTTATTCAATACATGAAAGTGTCATAGAATTGTATCTCATAACGTACGATTTAATTTTGTTGCTATAGTATACAAATGAAATGGGATCAAATTCACAAATTTTTAAGAAACCATTAGAACACGTTATAATTGTAAATTTTTTAAAAACAAATTTGATATACGATAATTTACACCATGTATATGTATCTAACTTGACTACATTTAAAAAAATGTTGCTTACTAAAAAAATACACGAATTTCAAGAGTACATCGCACCGTTTTATTTTTTATCCAAACAAAATTATCCTTCAAATATTTTCACGTATAGAGGCTTCAACGTGGTTTTAAGACAGATTGTGAAATACATAAATTTAAAATATAAATACAAAATAAAATACATACATTCAGATTATGTGATTGAATATTATATTGAGATTTGAGAATATATCAAGTAATAATGGATGTTGAGAAATATCTACCCAAGTTATTTTTAAGGATAATTATTTCTTCTTCTGGTAACACTGAAAACCAATTATATTTATTTCTTTTTAAAATGTTTTTGTAAGGAATAAGTATACCATTCAAATCATTTGAGAATTTAATGCTTTGTTCAGAAAAAAGCATATCTAATGATATAGTTTTATTTTCTGCATCAGTACACCCAGTGTTTTTTGCATCGATTATAGTTAATGTATTCGAAGTGGCATAGTGCTTCAAAATAGAATTTACTTTATTCAATATAGTTTTTTCATTTGTGAAGTCATTAGAGTAAAGAATTTCTAAGTCTTCTATTATGTCTGAGATGATTTTTGTGTTTTTCCTGGCTCCCATAAAGGAAATATCAACGTCAACAGATTCGTTCATACAATTTAATGTGTGTTGTTGACTACAACACACGAAACAATTATTGGATTCAAGACCTTTATAAAACAAATTGGATAAAGGTTGTAGTGCTAAATATGATATTGGTACAATAAATCCACCATAAAGGTGAAGTAATTTTAATTTGGCCAATGTTCGGATAGGAGTTTTTGCATGTTCAGGTACATTTCTCAAATCCAATGAAAATCCAGGTATGAGTTTTTGAAATGAATCGTCGTCAATTATACATACTTTAAATTCACCATTTGCTTGTTGAATTATACTCTTCAGAGTCAAATTTAGATATGGTTGATTTAAACTTTTTGTATTTCTACTTCCCCAATGCAACCACTTACGCGCGTTTACGTCTTGATCCACATGCACCCATATGATATTTTGTGAATCAATTGGTACGTCGTTGATCAAATATTTCGAAACTAAATCGTATGTTTTTCCTTCTTGTATTTTCTCTTGTTTTTGTTTATATTTATCGTATAATATACTTGAAATAGTTATGAATACAAAACCAAAAATATACTTAATCATTCTATATATATATTTACTATTATATATCATTTTTTATTTGTTTCATATGTGACCACCACAATTCTTGATTACTCTTCTCATTTTCAAATTGTTGTGCCAATTTATAAACTTGCTCTAGATTTTCTTGTGTTTCTGCATTTCTTTTACGGTTCATATACGATTCACTGTTATCTATATATTGTGTTTTTAATATTTCTCGTTTTTTTTTATATTCGTGTACATTTTGATTATATGAGGATATGTTTGAGCTAGAAACTGGAATTAATGTTTGTGTACAAGCTCTTTTAAAATCTTGATATGGTAATTTAGAAAATATAGTAGAATCATAATTATCTAATTTTTGTCGGGTTATACTGTATCCTGTATTATTAATTGTATGAACGTTATCTTGAGTGTCAATAATAGCCAGTTCACGTTTCTTTTCTTCGATATTTGAATGCATTTTTTCGATATTATTAACTTTTTCGTGTTTTTCGATTTTTGAACTTTTTATCCAATCACCATATCCAAATGATTGTTCTTCGTCCGCATAATTTAATTTGTCAAACATTGTATTGAATATGTCAGAAAAATTTTCTTGAGTCAATATATTTTCTATCTGATCTAAAGGAATATTGAAATTATTCGCTTTAAATGAATCTTTTTTATTGGCTATATTATATACTTTATTCAATAATTTAAATGCTTTTGAAAAAAATATAAAGTACATTTTATCCAGCCCAGATTTATCTGGGTGTGTATATAGTGTTAATTTGTATGCTGATTTTAGAGTTGACGAATTAAGCTCGTTTATTTTGAACAGATTTAATAAATCTGAAAATGAATATTCACTCAGATCAAAGTTGAATTCCATATAGTTTATTTCTTACATTAAAATTCCTTAAAAAACGTTGTAATTGCATCAGAAGATCCAGACATACAAATAGAATCAATGTCATTATTGTAAAATCTAATCAATGTAGGTATGGCTTTTACTTTATATTTATGTACTATGGTTTTCGCTATATCATAATCAGCAACAATATTAATCGTATTTTTCGTCTTTATAAATTGAAGTATATGAGGTAGTACACGTTTACATACAACACACCATTCAGCAGTAATGTATAAAATACAGTATTTGTTGGGATTATCGGATACAACACTTTTAAGTTGATCTATATGACAAACTTCAATAGCGTTCACTGTGTCGTCTAATTTAACTTCACGCATATAATTAAATTAATACAAAAAATTATTTTTATTTGAACTAGATTTTAAATATTTTTCCACTATATGTTTAATTGTGTTTTGAAATACAGGGAATAATAAAGGGTGAGCTTCCCATAAATATGTACAAAAATCCCAATGTAAGTGTATATTGTTGACAATGTGATTAAAACCATATTCTTCTATCAACTCTAGCATTTTTATTTCTATGCTATTTGGCAATAAATTATACGATTTTGGAGGTAAAACAATGCATAATTGTTCTAATGGATGTTTGTATATCTGGTTATTTTCATTTTTAAATAACGTGGAGTTTTTGGACGGAATATATTTAAGTAAATCTGAAAATAGTGGTGGATACGAGAATGGATAATACCATTGCGTGTCTGGACATGATTTAGAATAATACAAAAGACACCATTGCAATCCTTCAATATATTTTACACACACATTTTGTATGAACTTGTCGTTTACTTCTTCTTCATCAAATAAAACGGTATAATACCTTTGTTTCCAATTTGGTTTGTCAATCTCTAATAGTTCCTCGTGATCTTGATTGATCATTGGGGTTTTGAGTATTCTATCGTCCTTACTGATATTTCTTTTGAGTAACGATTTCTTTTGTTTAATTCTAAATTCAACTTCGTTTTTCAAATACAAGTATTCATTTTTAGAAACGACACCGCAGAAAACACGGAAAAAATCCCAGTTTATACATGATTTATGTGTCAGTGAATGTTTATTGCTGTAATATCTTAATGTTTCTTGATAACAATTAATTATGTTCTTAATTCCAGTAGTTCTGATATTTAGTATTGGTGAGTGGGGTAAAAAATCATTTCCTAACATAAATGACAATGTAATATAATCTTGTGAGACGACATATCTTTTTAAAGATGGATTAAGTTCGACATGAATATAGTTTTGTAATTTACAAATATCTAATTTGACAAGATCTTTTTCAAAATTTTCTCTTACTAAAAAAATGCTTTTACAGTATTGTAAATGTTCAAGTGATAATATGATAAGATCAGCGTCTAGACCGAATATATATACTATATTATCTGGTTCAGCGTTTTCTCGTACATGTTGATAAATTTTGTGTTCACCTTCACCAGGTACATCACTACCTGAAAATGTTATGCGATATTCGTTCTGTCCTTGTAGAAATTTGTTCATGTATTGATTTAAATTGTTCATAAATTGAGTTCCAGGAGTAATACAACATGTGTCAAATCCTATATGTTTTCCTTCTAACTGTTGAAGGATTGTAGATTTGAATCGTCTTTCACGCTGTTGTTTCATTTTTGCAAAAGGAACAACACCATCAAACGCAACAAAAGTGTGAATAGGTTGTAATAGCTTTATCAAGTATATTATAGACGCACGTACATGATCAAAAATTTCATTTTCTGTTTTACATTGGCTGTGTATTGCTTCATATATAAATGAGTTACTGTCTAGATATAGGTAATTTACAACGTGTTCTTTTTTTTCAAGATAATCAGTAATATTATAATGGTTTAAAATATGAGCAAAATAACTAGGAATTCCCATGTTACAAATATATTGAAATATTTTTTAATATAAATAAATAATATATATATAGGAATATTTTAATGACAGAATTACAAACCGAAGTAATTCTAGCAGGAAAAAATAAGAATCGATATTTTCAACAAGTATTGGAAAATATGATTAAGTCATTAAAACATTTTGAACATGAAAATATTATTACAACACAAGAAATAAACGAGTATATGATTGCAATTGAAAATATATCGAAAATGATCAAAACATGTGAAGAATTAATCCATGGAAATTCAAATATTTTAACGTGTTTACAAGATATTAATAATTCTTTATTTACATTGATGAAACAATGTGGTACTTATTGTTTATATGACTTATTGTACATTTGTTTTGGTCAGGATTTTGAAAAGGAGTTGTGCATTACTGACATTACTAGAAACAAGTTCAACGCATTGCTAAAATATATAAAACCATATAAATTTAATCATATTAGTAAGACAAAAAAACACAACTATGACAATGATATAATTAAAAAAGGAAACAATTTAGATTGCTTTGATGTAAATTATACGGATAATTTCGAATGTAAAGTAAATGGAATACGAATAATATTCAAAACAAAAACAAAAAATACAATTATAGTACATGGTATAGTTGAAAATGTTGTGATTCATTGTAGTGATATACCATATGTAAATGCATTTCAACGTTTGTTAAAAACAAAAAAAGAAGCAAATACACTTCTATGGAATAATTATGTTGATAATATATGCTTAAAATCGTATATACTATATAATACAGAAGAAATAATAAGTGCATATAATGATTACATCGAAATATTGGATAAATACCGAAATATGAATATGGCACAATTAGTCAGAGATTTTTTGAATGAAACAATGTATCAACAAAGGAATATTTTGTTAATTTTTTTGTTGGATGTAGAGAACGTACAATCTCAATATAAATCATATTTATTGTATGATCTTCTCTCCAACGATGCAAATGAAATTATTGATACAAGAGATCAAATTCGAATATTGAATAGTTTTACTTGGAATATGAAAAAAGCATTTCGTAGAGCTATGAAGCACACAGTGGATTATACCATGAATATCACTAAACATGATAATATTTCCATACCTTTTGAACAACACATTTGTCTATTAAATGCTCCAAATGTAGTAAAAGAAAAGGCAATGGTAAAGTTGAAGGAAATCAAAGCTAAGTCTGAGGATTCTGGAGGGAAAGCTAGGCAATACTTAGAAGGCTTGTTGAAAATTCCATTTGGTGAATACAAAAAAGAACCTGTTTTACACAATATTCAGAGAATAAAAAAAATATATGCGGATATTATCCAAACATTAGATGGTGAAGCACCACCAAATATTAGTGGTTTTGAGATAATGAAAAATGTAAAACAAATAGAAAGTAATTTAGAATTCGAAACCTATTCAAAAATTGATCATTTAGCACAAGTAATTGTTTCTGGGAAAAGAAAACATGTGATTGATAACATTAAGATATTGAACGATTATTTTAAATTAAACAATATTCCCATGAGAATTAGTCAATCCGGACATTCAAAGCAGACAATCAAATCAAATATTATAAAAAATCTTCAAGGATTGACTACCGAAAATATACATGAATTGTATACTATTTTTAATATGCAATTTCAAAATAAACATATAGTTTTGGATAAATGTGTCTCAATATCAGATATCTGGAAAGAAGTGAATGATTCTATTGTACGAAGTCGCGAGATTTTAAACAATGCGGTTCATGGACACGAAGAAGCGAAAAAGTCGATTGAGAAAATAATTGGACAATGGATGAATGGAGATTTGCGAGGATACTGTTTTGGTTTTGAAGGACCGCCAGGAGTTGGTAAAACAAGTTTAGCAAAAAAAGGTTTAGCTAAAACATTAGTCGATGTGAATGGTGAAACACGTCCTTTTCGTTTTATTGCAATTGGTGGTTCAAGTAATGGGAGTACTTTGGAAGGACATAATTATACGTACGTCGGATCAACATGGGGACGAATTGTAGATATTCTGATGGAAAGTAAATGCATGAATCCAATAATATTTATCGACGAATTAGATAAAGTAAGTCAAACTGAACATGGTAAAGAAATTGTTGGAATTCTGACACATTTGGTAGATCCTACACAAAATGACGATTTTCAGGACAAATATTTCAATGGGATCAGTATTGATCTATCAAAAGTACTGTTTGTATTTTCTTATAATGATCCTTCATTGATTGATAAAATATTATTAGATAGAATTCACAGAATTAAGTTCAGTAATTTAAATGAAAGTGAAAAACTAGTGATTGCTGAAAAATATATATTACCTGAAATATATGAAAAAATTGGACTCAATGAAAATGTTGTCCAATTTGAAGAAAACGTTTTAAAACATATAATCAATCATTATACATTTGAATCGGGTGTTCGTAAGCTGAAAGAAATACTATTTGATATATTGAGTGAAATTAATATAGACTTGTTTGAGGAAAAATACGAGTATCCATGCGTTATCAGAATCGAAGACTTGAAATCAAGGTTTTTGAAAAATAAACATGAAGTTCGCCCTACAACTATTTTGAAAGAAGACAAAGTCGGGTTGATTTGTGGATTGTGGGCTAACTCATTAGGTTTAGGAGGGATATTACCAATTCAAGCAAAATTTTTCCCAAGCAATACGTTTTTAGATCTGAAACTAACTGGAATGCAAGGTGATGTAATGAAAGAAAGTATGACTGTTGCTAAAACTGTTGCATTTAATTTGACACCTTCAAACATACAAACACAAATTCGAACACGTTTGAAAAAATCTACCATTCAGGGATTGCATATTCACTGTCCCGAAGGAGCGACTCCTAAAGATGGACCTTCTGCTGGAGGAGCAATTACAACATGCATCTATAGTTTATTGAATGATAAATGCATAAAGAAGGATATAGCAATGACTGGTGAAATTACGTTAGAAGGAAACATTACAGCAATTGGAGGTTTAGAATACAAAATTTTGGGCGGAATAAAAGCAGGAGTAAAATTATTCATATATCCAGAAGATAATAAAGACGATTTTATTAAAATTAAAGCGAAATACACAGATATTGAGTCAGAGGCAAAATTTATTTCTGTAAAAACAATACAACAAATATTTGAACATGTTTTTGTTTAATTAATTTATATTATTCTTTATATATAGTTATATGATGAATAACAATGTAAAAGTACAAAACAGTATGCGTATGTTGGCTTATTTTACTCCGATATTGTTTATTTCGTTTTCAATAATGTTATTACTCATGGATAATAGTCCAGATACTACAGCTTCTGTATCTTTGTTTATAGTAGGTGCTTTGATTTTATATTGTATAAATATTATTGTAACTACCATAAGAGGTGACGTTGAAGTCAATATGGAACATGCTATGAAAGAAATGAATTATATTTGTGATAATTTTAAAATTGGAAGTTTCAATTTTATGCCAGGAACGTTATTGTCTAGTTCAGTTTCATTTACATACTACATGTGGGTTACATTAGTTGGAAGTATGATTGAATCTAAAAATATCAACATGTTTATGCTTCTTGTTTTTTCACTATTAGTGATCAATCATACATATCAATTTTTTTCATTTCAGTGTGCGTCAAGTAATCGTATAGTGGCTTCTGTATTATCAGGAATTGGGTGGTCAGTAACTTGGTATTTTATCGTTCAGAATATTAACCCAAGATGGAATTTATTCTATACGAATGATAAAAGTACACGAACCAGGTGTGGAAAAATTTCAAAAAAGCAATTTCAATGCAAAGTGTACAAAAATGGTAAATTAATATCTAGGTAAATTGTTGAATGTTGTTTGTAACAAATTGAATCATTACTTCCCCTATATTTTCTCGTTTTGAATTTTGCATAAATAAGATTTTGTTGTATTTATAATAGGTATAAAATTTTTTAAAATAAATCAATACTTTTTGAATATTATACTCTTGGTATATATGAATATCTGTAAAATGGTTTATGTTTTTTAGTTTATTCACTTCATTGTGAAAGTTTGTGAAATAATGAATATAATCTGTTTTAGATTTAATGACTGATAACGGTTTTTTTCTTATGTAAGCCATAGCATGTTTTTGACACATATCACATGGAATACAAGAAAGTAATTTTTGAGTAGTATTCAATATGAAAATTCTGTTTTTCGTGAAAAAGTCTTCATTAATTTTTGCTCCAAATGTGTGAAAAAAAATCCATAATGCTCTACCCCATATCTGAGTTGTCATAATAAAATATATAAAGATTATTTTTTAAAATAAATTAATGAATTCTGATTTTTATAGACAATTATACGAATCATTATGTGATACTTCAAACGATAATGTAGATACTCGACAATGTTTAATAACAAAACAAAAACTGGATGAAGACAATTGTGTTACATTACTATGTGGGCATGTATTCCATTACGATGCATTGTTAAAAGAAGTATATAACAGGAAATATAAAATAAAAAATGATTCTCGAATTCCCAAATACAAAATTCAATGCCCTTATTGTCGTGAAATTCAAATAGGAATATTGCCTTATAAAGATACACATCCTCAATATATGTATGTTAACTACCCAGAGGAATACGCAATGAAAACAAATAAATGTAAACGTATATTAGCATATAAAAATATTCCATGTAATAAATTGTGTGTAAAAGATTATTGTACAAAGTGCCAAGTTTTAATGAGTAAACCATTATGTAATTACATTAAGAAAAAAGGAAAGTTTAAAGGAACTCAATGTGGAAAAATATGTAATGAAAATACTAATAAATGTAGATTGCATAAGAATATGTGATTATTTGAAATGAACGGTGATTCCAATAATAGATAAAGTGAAAAATATAGAAGTTAGATATAAAAATTCATTTTTGATATTGTATTTTATCTGAAGTATTTTAAGTGAACGTTCACTTGGAACGTGTAATAAAGACGCTATAGCAAATATAAAAGATAACGTATAAAGGTATAATATATGCTTGGCAACGTGTCTGTCAAATTTTATATCAAGAAACGCTCTAAAAAATAGAGATAGACTCAATGTCAACCCAGCTAATATTCCACCAATTTGATCCAAACGTGTATTGATTGATTCTTGATCTTGGATATGAATTATTCGTTCACGAATATTAATCATGAAGACAGATTTCAAAACAATGATACATGTAAATATTATATTCGACAGATTCACATTCAACAAGTTATCTACATTTGAAACATACCAAAGGAATAGAAATATAAAATAAAAGATTAAATTAATTGTTAAAGCATGAAAATCTGTTGGTGAGTACTTTTTTTCTACAGTACTACCACTACCAATGTATATAGTTTCATTATTGTTACCGATCGATATGTTTCGAATTTTTTCAACATAAGATCGTTTTAACACTTCTTCTTTTGTCGCTGAGTCATACCATATGTATTCTACAAAACCTTTTTCATTGTTGTCAGCAAATGTCGTCATTGTTTGAATTACTTCCGTAAGTTCACAATGTCCTGTTGGACATGATTCGATTAATTTTTGATCTGATTCGTATGTTAATTTATTATGAATATTTTCATTTGTATGATATAGCATGAAATAATCTTGTTTGTTTGTTTTTTTCCATATAAACACGTAGTCACCTTTATGTGTCTGATATAATTTTGGATATTGTAGCATATTTTTAATTGTATTTTTCAATCCTTCTTTATGTATAATATTTTTCACTGTTTCAGTTAAGGAGATTGACAAACGACAGTTATCGTCGCTACATTTTTCATTTAATGTAGATATAAATGAACTTGGATTCACGTTTGTTTTAAATGATTTGGGAATCTGATTACTTTCATATTTAATGTAATCTTCTCTTTTGTATATATACAATAAACTTAACGATAAAATAAGAGTACTAAATACGTATTTATTCAAATATGCTATCATTATTATATAGTTATATAAATATTTAATTTAAAAATAGTATAAATATTTATGTGAAAGTTAATATAATGAACAAAGAACGCGTAGTTGAAATAATTAAAGATTGGATACAAGTTGACAACGAATTAAAGCAAATCCAAAAAATTGCTCGAGAAAAACGGGAAGAAAAAAAATTGTTATCCAATGAACTAATTGACATTATGCGAAATAATGAAATAGACTGTTTTGACGTCAATGACGGTAAATTAATTTACAGCAAAAACAAAGTCAAATCTTCCCTTAATAAACAACATATATTGTCAAGTCTTGGTACTATTTTTCAAGATGACCAAGAAAAAGTTCAGGAAATAGCAAATCACATATTTGATACGCGTGACGAAAAAATACGCGAAACCATTAAACGGAAAACCATTAAATAATCAATCAACAAAATAATTATATAACATAATATTAATAAACATGAATGGAATAATAATAGGGCTGTTCGGGTTATTTTTCTGTTATATCATCATATCATTCTGTCGATATTTAGAAAAACGTAATAGTATATCTAGAGAGCAATGGTTATCGACGCTATTTTTTTTGATTATGTTATGTATTGTTGTTATGATAATACCACATTCAAATCAAATTTTTGAATAAACGTGTAAATTAATTTTTTAAGAAAATTGAATAAAAACAACTTAAATATATAACCATAATTCAAACGAACAATGGAAATACATATTAATGATAAAATTAAGGAATCTTTTATAGAATTTAAGAAAGATTTGAAACATTTTATCATGAATATGAAATCTTCACGGGAAAATTATTCTC